CAATGCTGCTGCTTTATTGGGCCACACTACTGCTCAGGCAGAAGATAATCCTTTCCAAGAAATGGGTTTCTCAATCGAGAAAGTTACCGTTACTGCTAACACTCGTGCATTGAAGGCAGAATACTCAATGGAATTGGCACAAGACTTGAAAGCAGTTCATGGTCTTGACGCTGAAACCGAATTGAGCAACATTCTTTCTGCTGAAATTCTTGCAGAAATTAACCGTGAAGTTGTTCGTACAATCTACGGTACTGCTGTAACAGGCGCACAAATCGGCACTACAACTGCTGGTACTTTCAACCTTGACACAGACTCTAACGGTCGTTGGATGGTTGAAAAAGTTAAAGGTCTTGCTTTCCAAATCGAACGTGAAGCCAACGCTATTGCGAAGACAACTCGCCGTGGTAAAGGTAACATTATGATTTGTTCATCAGACGTTGCATCTGCTCTTGCAATGGCTGGTATCCTTGACTACAACTCTGCTCTACAATCACAAGTTAACCTAACAGTTGACGACACTGGCAATACATTTGCTGGTACATTGTTCGGCCGTATCAAAGTGTACATCGACCCATATTTCACTGCAACCGGTTCTAACGAATTCGCAGTTGTTGGTTACAAGGGTTCTAATGCATATGACGCTGGTTTGTTCTACTGCCCATACGTTCCTCTACAAATGGTTCGTGCAGTTGACACAACTACCTTCCAACCAAAGATTGGTTTCAAGACCCGTTACGGTATGGTTGCAAACCCATTTGCACAAGGTACTACACAAGGTTCAGGCGCTCGCACTGTGTTGACAAACAACTACTACCGTGCGTTCAAAGTTGCTAACTTGATGTAAGCAAAAAAAATCACCGTTAAGAGTGATATTTAAAGACCACCTTCGGGTGGTCTTTTTTTTGGCTATATAAATACCAATACTATGAGCGCACTTACTAGAAACCCACAGAATCCAAACTTTCTTCAACCGAATAAGTTTCAGTTGAATTTTAGTCGGGTTCCAAATATACAATACTTTTGCCAATCAGTTGGCATTCCAGGTATTTCTTTATCAGAAGTTCCACATAATACACCGTTCGTTGACCTTTTTGTTCCAGGCGAAAAGGCAATTTACGATATGTTGAACATAACATTTCTAATTGATGAAGAAATGAAATCATGGATTGAGATACATGATTGGATAAGAGCAATGACTTTCCCAACCGAATTTGAAGAATATCAAAGATTGGGACAACTCAACAAAAACGTGTCATTGAAAGTATCAAAAACACCACAATATTCTGATGCCACAATTACATTACTTTCATCTTCAAATACACCATATTTTAGATTTAAGTTTTATGATTGTTTCCCTACCTCGGTATCATCTTTTGTCATGGCATCTACCGATAGTCCTGATGGCGGCGCAATGACTGCCGATGCCACATTCAGGTATAGTTACTATGATATTGAAAAATTATTTTAAAACCACTTGACAAAGTGGTTTAATTCGTGTAACCTCTTATAAGGAGGATTTGTATTATGAAACAACTTGATGAACTATTGGAAATGTGGCGCAAAGATGCCGACATTGACCGCACCGAACCCGGTAAAGCCCTACTTGATATACCTAAACTTCATAGTAAGTATTTGAACATACTTTCTAGGCATCGTCTAATGTCCAAAGAAGCTGAGTTTAAATATAGTAAGACCAAAAAAATAAAATGGGAATACTATACAGGCAAACTGGATGATGATACACTAGAGAAACATGGATGGGAACCATTTCCATTTGTGTTGAAATCCGATATCACTACATATTTGGAGAGTGATGAAGATATGAATAAGTGTTTGGCACAGAAAGCTATGCACGATGAAATTGTTGATATCTGTCAAAGTATAATGAAAGAGTTAAACTCTCGGACATTCCAACTGAGAGATTATATAGCATGGGAACGATTCATTCAAGGTGTCTGATTTAAAACTACATAAAAAGAATGAAGCATATATTCAATTCGAGTGTGACAGAAACATTGCACAAGAGCTGAGTGACTACTTTACATTCTTTGTTCCGGGTCATCAATTTACACCCGCTTACAAAAACAGAATGTGGGACGGCAAGATTCGTCTTGCTGACCTAAGAAATTTTACCATATATCATGGTTTAATTCCATACATCGAACAGTTTTGTAAAGAACGTGAATACACTATTGAAATTGATAGTGATATTGGCACAACAGAAAACTTCTCCATCAATGAAGCAGAAGAACTAATATCAACATTAAACTTGCCACATGAAGTAAGAGACTATCAATTAAAGTCCTTCGTTCATGCAGTTCGTAATAAACGAATGTTGTTGTTGTCGCCAACTGCATCAGGTAAATCTCTCATCATTTATTTGATTGTTAGATACTTACAAGAGGCAGATTACAAACGTGGTCTACTGATTGTACCAACAACATCTTTGGTTGAACAGATGTATTCTGATTTCAAATCTTACGGTTATGATTCAGAAAAATACTGCCATAGACAGTATGCAGGTAAAGACAAACACACTAACATGTTTTTGACTATTACCACATGGCAATCAATCTACAAAAACGATAAAGAATACTTTGAACAATTTGATTTTGTTCTTGGTGATGAGGCACATCAATTTAAAGCCAAATCACTGACTACGATTTTGTCAGGATGTACAAGTGCAAAGTATCGAATTGGAACTACTGGAACGTTGGATGGCACGCAAACACACAAACTTGTACTAGAGGGTTTGTTTGGGCCAGTTTATCGTTCTACCTCTACCGCAGAACTGATTGAACAAGGCCATCTTGCCGACTTTAAAATCAAATGTCTTGTGTTGAAATACAATGAAGCTTTATGTAAAGAAGCTAGAAGTTGGGATTACAACCAAGAAATGGAATTCATTGTCAAGAACCAAGCACGAAACACATTCATTAAAAATCTCACACTATCACTTGAAGGCAATACACTTGTATTGTTTCAGTTTGTTGAAAAACATGGTAAAGATTTACATGCGTTAATTAAAGAACATGCAAAGAAACGACATGTGTTTTTTGTATTTGGCGGTACTGACGTTGAAGTTAGAGAATCGGTTCGTTCGATTACTGAGAAAGAAAAGGATGCTATCATCGTTGCATCTTACGGCACATTCTCAACTGGCGTAAACATTCGTAACCTACATAATGTCATATTTGCTTCACCTTCAAAATCTCGCATAAGAAACCTACAATCCATTGGTCGAGGTCTTCGTAAAGGTGACAACAAAGAATCGGCCGTGTTGTTTGACATAGCTGATGATTTTAGAACAGGCAAATTTGCCAATTACACCTTGAAACATTTCATAGAACGTGTTAAAATATACGATGAAGAAAAGTTTGAATACAAGTTTTACAACATTGAGATAAAATGACAGAACCATCCGTAAAAATTGTTAGGTTACAATCTGGTGAAGATATCATCGCAGGCTATCTTGTTGATGATGAATCAGAAATGGTTATGTTGGATAACCCCATGCATTTGATTTTTAAAAGAACTCCACGTGGTACGGTAATGATGATGATGCCATGGTTGCCAATTGAGCTAATTAAAGATAATATGGCCACTATCTACACAACAGATATTTTGACTGTAGTGGAACCAAAAGAAATGTTAATCGAGTATTATGGTAATTTAATTAACCATGAACAACTGAAAGCCATTCGTGACAGTACCTTGCAAGAAAACTTACAAGACCGTATTGATGATATGAATGACGATGATGAACTTGATGTAGATGAATATGATGAACCTGAAGAATTAACAAAAGAGGACATGGAAGAAATTATGTCCCTCAAACGTAAAGGCAGATTGCATTAATGGAATACAATGAAAATAATTTAGATTTGGTGTCTAAGGTAATTATTAACAACCTTACACCTGATTTATTGCCAAAGAAATGGGTTGAAAGAAATTCTTCTAACCCAATGTTTGGGCATTGCCATAATGCTTCTGCTTGCTTACAGAAGATTTTTGGTTCAAAGAATATTAAATTATACCGTGCTCTTGATGAAGAAGATATTTGGCATTGGTGGGCAGTTGACAAAGAAGGTAAACTTATTGACTTAACTGCCGACCAATACTATTCTATGGAAAGAACTCCGCCTTATGAAACAGGTGAGAAGTCTTCGATGTTAGGATTTGGTTATCGAACCCGAGTGTTACAACTACTGGATAAGGTAACTAATGAATTATCATCAAACGGAACACCGCTACTTTAACAGTTGTCAAGAGCATTGTCAAGCGAAAACTAAGGCGAATATGAGCGATAAAAAACCAAAACATTATGTAAACAACGGCGACTTCCTAGAAGCTCTGATTAAATATAGAGATTCTTGTACGTTAGCCAAACAAGAGAATAAAACAGACCCACAGATACCGAATTATATCGGCGAGTGTTTCTTAAAGATTGCAGAACACCTATCAAGGAAACCAAACTTTATATCTTATTCTTTCCGAGATGAAATGATTGCAGACGGCATTGAAAACTGCCTAATGTATTTCAGAAACTTCGATCCCGATAAGTCAAAGAACCCATTTGCTTATTTTACCCAAATTATTTACTATGCGTTTCTTCGCCGAATTATGAAAGAGAAGAAACAACTATATGTCAAATACAAGGCAACAGAACAGTTTGGCATCTTAGATGAATTTGAAATGTATGAAGATTCAGATGGGCATATGAGGCAGTTTGAACTGTATGAAAACATTTCGGAGTTTATCCATAACTTTGAAGAAAGTAAAAAGAAGAAGAAAGAAGGCAAAACAAAAGGCCTTGAAAAATTCATTGAAGCAGAATTGCCTGTAGAGCCATTGACAAACGAATAAATTTATAGTATACTCAAAGCATGAAAATTTGTATTTTAGGTGATACGCATTTTGGTATGCGTGGTGATTCCTTGGAGTTTCACCGTTATTATAAAAAGTTTTACGATGAAGTATTCTTCCCGTATCTAATCGAAAATAAGATAGATACGGTTTTTCAGCTTGGTGATTTGTTTGACCGCAGAAAGTTTATCAACTTCAATTCGTTGTATCTGTGCCGTAAATATTTCTTTGACAAACTCCGTGATAACAACATTACACTACACACACTTCTTGGCAACCATGATGTTGCATTTAAAAACACACTTGAGGTAAACTCTACAGGTTTGTTATTGCAGGAATATAAAAACATCACCATATATGATGACTTTGATTCGGTAACATTTGATGGTGTGGAGATTGATATTGTTCCTTGGCTATGTTCAGATAATCAAGATGAAATCTTTACACAGATAAAGAATAGTAAAAATCAAATCTGTTTTGGCCACTTTGAGATTGATGTGTTTGAAATGGATAGAGGCAATGTTTGTCATGGTGGTATTGACAAACAACCATTAAACAAGTATGATATTGTTTTGACAGGTCATTTTCATCACAAATCGAATGATGGGCATATCTATTATGTTGGCACACCTGGAGAAATGACTTGGTCTGACTACAACGACCCAAGAGGTTTTCATATCTTTGATACAAGCAATAGAGAATTGGAATTCATAAAGAATCCATATCGCATGTTTCATAAATTAACGTATGATGACGGACAACAAGATTTTGAACACTGGAAAGCACAAGACTTCACTTCGTTGAAAGAGACATATGTGAAGGTGATTGTTGTGAATAAACAAAATCCTTACCTGTTCGATAATGTAATTGATAATCTTTATAAGGCCGGCGTATCTGACATTTCAATCGTTGAAGATTTTACAGATACGGTTATTGAGAACGACCAAGAACTAATTGACCAAGCTGAAGACACTATGACCATCTTGTCTAAGTATATTGATAATTTGACTTTGAATGTTGAGAGTGAAAAACTAAAATCTCTAATGAGAGAACTCTACATCGAGGCACTGAACACAGAAACTACTGAATGATTATATTTCGTTACGTTCGTTGGAAGAATTTACTTTCAACTGGTAATTATTTTTCCGAAATAAAACTTGATAATAACCAAAACACATTAGTTGTTGGTGAAAACGGTTCTGGCAAATCAACAATGCTTGATGCATTGTGTTATGGCCTGTTCGGCAAAGCCTTTCGTAATGTCAACAAACCAAACTTACTAAACTCTATCAATGGCAAAGACTGTGTTGTTGAAGTCGAGTTTGATGCCAACAATAAATCATATAAGATTATTCGTGGTATTAAACCAAACAAGTTTGAAATCTATTGTGATGGTGATTTACTGAATCAAGATGCGGCTGTCAGAGACTATCAAGAATACCTTGAGAAGTTTATCCTGAAGTTGAATTACAAATCATTCACGCAAATTGTAATCCTTGGTTCAGCATCATTCGTGCCGTTTATGCAACTGTCGGCATCAGACCGCAGAGCAATCATTGAAGACTTATTGGATATTCAAATCTTTTCTACAATGAATGGTCTATTGAAAGATAAGTTGACCAACAATAAAGATTTGATGGTGCATAGTAAATCTGATATCGAATTGACCCAACAACGCCATGATATACAAGAAAAACATATCAAGAGTTTGAAAGAGAACAATGAGAATAAGGTAACAGAATATGCTGGTGAGATACAACTTAATAAGGATACCATACAAACCTTACATGCAGAAATTGCTAACCTCTCCTCACAAGTCGAAACGCATCAGAACATGGTGGCAGAAAAGACTTTGGTTGAGAGTAAGGTCAAACAACTTACAAAGATTGAATCGCAAATTGAAAGCAACATATCCAAATTTCGAAAGGATATCAGTTTCTTTACACACAATGATAATTGTCCAACGTGCAGGCAAGCCATTGCCTTGGGGTTTAAAGAAACGGAACTTACCAATCTCACCGATAAGGTTGAGAAATGCGAACATGGGTTGACAGAGCTCGAACAGAAATTACTTGACGAGCAGAAAAAACTGAACTCTATTGCAGAGATTCAGAAGAAGATTCAAACGATACAGATTGATATTGCTACCAAGAATACAACAATTACGGAAACAAACAAGTATATTTCCAAATTGGAAAAAGAGATTGAATCTCTTAAGCAATCAAAGGTAACGACAGAAAAAGAAGAACAAGACCTGAAAGAATTAAAGGGTTCTCTGTCTCAACTGCAAGCAGAGTTGAAAGAATTAATACAAGAAAAAACATATTACGAAGTCGCTTCTGGTTTGTTGAAAGATACTGGAATCAAAACCAAGATTATTAAACAGTATTTGCCTATCATCAATAAACTGGTCAATAAGTATTTAGCGTCCTTGGATTTCTTTGTTAACTTTAACCTTGATGAATCATTCAAGGAAACAATCAAGTCCAGGCACCGTGATGATTTCACCTACAACAACTTTAGTGAAGGTGAGAAACAACGTATTGATATGGCATTGATGTTGACTTGGCGTGCAGTTGCTAAATTGAAGAATTCATCAAACACCAATTTGTTGATACTAGACGAAGTGTTTGATTCTAGCCTTGACACAAATGGCACAGAAGAACTAATGAAGATTCTTCATATGCTTGAAGGTGTAAACTTGTTTGTTATTTCACATAAAGGTGATATCTTGCAAGACAAGTTTGCAAATGTGATTCGATTTGAAAAGGTAAAAAACTTTAGTAGGATTGTTAAATGAGAGAACTAAGTAAATTTTTCGGTGAAAAGACCGAAGCAACAGTATACAAAGATGAAACTGGATACTTTACCACAGTAAAGAGTGCCACTGGTATATACTACACGGCCAAATTTGGTAATGAACAAGAAGCAGAAATTTTTGCAGAAGATTGGGT